TCACCTCAGCCACCACACGCGCGTAATTTTCGGCGGTGGCGTGGCCTCATGTTTGCCTGATGGTTGTTTGATTCCACCAGCACGGCGAATCATCCCGAGTAGTTCGGCTTCGGTCATTATCATGGCCTCTGTGTTGACTGGGAAACAATGCCGTAATTGTGGCGGGTCCTTCCTGGAAAATGAAACACCGGGGGTAGGCATACGCGCAAAAACACGCTGTTTATGAGATTTTTCGGAAGGGTGGCTGTTGTTTAATTGTTTGTTATATCCATTTGATAACTAAGAGAAAATAGAAAGCAATACAACAACCGGAGGGTATTTTTTTGATGTTGTGAATCCAAAAATGCCAATTAAATCAGATAGTTTTACAAAAATACGTGGTTCTTGTATTGCATACTTGTTAACTTTCCTGCTCTGTAACTGCAGATTGTTACAGATGCTTACGGCGAACGGCTACTGCATGACGCCACCCAGCCAGAAAGCCAGCCATTTTATTACGCGCCTTGTTCACATCTTCTGGCGAGTACCCGTAAATCAGCAAACCATCATCAAATCGCTGTTCTGTTTCTTCACTGAAATACTCGTCGCGCTCTGACGAAATCAGCCTGGCAACCATAATCTTTTCCAGTGTGCTGGTTTCTCTGTGGTATTCAATAGCCTCAAGATGGCTTTTACCCATACACCAGAATAGAGTGTGACCGATGTGATAACCGCCAGACTTTCCGCGATCCGCATCAAGATACGGCATGCCCTGCTTGGTCCATGAGCGAATAGTAGTTCTGTTGACCTTGAAATGTTCTGCTATTTCCTGCTGACTCACAAAACAATCTTTATTATTCATGATGTTACCTTAACTGCATGATTAAATATTAATCAAGTGGTTGTGGTGTCACCTTTCCCGGAAAGTGTCATAAATAGCGCGTTTTTGCGCATCCACAGACCCCCGGTATTTCATTTTCCAGGAAGGACCCACGAAAAAAAGCCGGATTTCTCCGGCCTTTCTCAGATAGTCTTCAGAATGCGATCAATGGTATCAGCATCATAACCTTCGCCAGTATAACCAGCATCTGCATGAACATTTCCAGGCCTGTTATCTGTCGTATGTTTTTCAGGAATCGCATCGATGTTATTCTCGCGCCCCTGCTGTTTCATCATCGCTTCTAATAGTTCTTTCGCTACGCTCGCATTGATGCGAGGAACGTTAGCCATAGCGCGTAACAACTGCTGGTATTCTCTGGCATCCGTCAGCGCCAGAATAGCATCAGCGCGGGCCCCGTCCTGTGCGTTCTTAGTTTCAAGCATAGCCATTGCCTCACCTACCGATACCCCCTTATGTATGGCAAGTTCTGCCGTTCCAGGGAACTTACTGGCAAGTGGTAGCGACATAATGGATTTTATATCCGTCATCTCTCCACCTTATCGCGCCAGTGGCTGAACTGATATTCCTGACCCCGCAAACGCAGCGCATTTCTTCACGTATGTAGTGACGCTTTCAGGCCAGTTAACGGCGGCAATATTAAAAACCCCTGTCTTGTAACACTGTGCAAATTTTTGTTTTGCCGTGTCCAGGGGGTAGGAGGTCAGATAAATGGCCTTGCCTGATTCCTGACCGTCCCACGCCTTAAACTCGCCATTCTCCGTCATCATCAGCGGGGTAAACTCGGGAATAACTCCGGCATCAGCGGCAAAGTGCACCAGCGTAGTGGAAACCTGCTGTGTGCCGGAAAATAATTCAACATATGGAACGCCCATAAAATCCCCCGTTAACCAATTTTCACGGTAACAAATTTGCGGATATCTGCCGGAACTGGCTGCGGTGCGCTGTGCGTCTGCACGTACTCAATCGCCGGATCGCCTGGCTCAATCCAGTTTTTCGGATAGTACATATTTTGCGTTGCACCAGTCCTTACCGCGTCCTGATCCATAATTGCCCCATAGGCAACAAGCCCTTTATTTCCTGTGTTACCCAGTACAAACAAATCAGGATCAAGAAAATGTTTTTCAGTGCCGTCGCTGTCGGTGTATTTACCGGAATAAACAATAAGCGCCAGATCTCCCAGGTAGCCTTTAAAGCTCACCACTTCACCAAGGTTTTTACACGCCAGCTCTGCGGCGGATTCTGAACCACGGGAAAGATCGTAAAGCTCACGGAATTTTTTAAAGCTGCGTAATGATCGCCAGACATTCGCTCCCATAATCATAACGTTTACGGGACAATCAGCCTGTTCGGCATACAGTTCAATATCATCTGTCGGATCATGCGTCTCTTTATCCTGCTCAGACCATTTTTTTCCAGGCCCCTGCTGAATAATGCAGTTTGCTGGCATTTTCCAGTCAATTTCGTAGCGTTCTATGCCTTCGCCCTCAATGATGTTTTTTCCGGTAGTGACTGCATTTACCGCCAGCCATTCAACACGGGCTTTGATGGCTTTTACCTGACGGCGCAGATTGCCGGTAATGAGACGGAGGCGACGATAAGACGGGCTGTTGAGTGCTGCCGGATCTTCACCAGCAACACGCATAATGGTTTTTGATGGATCGATTTCGTGTTTTGGCTTCATGTAGCCAGGCTGGATAATGCTTGTTTCGTACCCTTTATCACGCTGAACCTGACTACCCACCATCGGCGAACAAAATGCCGACATGGTTACTTCGTCATTTTCCAGAGTGTCTAACATGATCTTCTGTGTATTGAAGGTAGCGACATTCGGAAAAAATAACGTGGTAAACAGCGGGTTGAAATTAAAATCATCAACATCCGGACGATTCAGATAGGAAAAAAGCTGATTTATGTTCAGTGGTTGCGCCTTATCTGTCATTACTCACCCCCATGAGGCTGATTCATGCCAAGCGCAGCGCGTAAATGACTGCGTACCATCCAGCCGACTGACGGCTTCACCATGCACAACGGATCAAGGCCGACTTTTTTCCCTGCCTCAGCGTTCTCCTCAAAGCGCGCATTTAATGCGGCAATAATGTCGGGGCTGATGTATACAGATACACCGTCCGGCTTCTGTGTTCCCATAAATGAAACTCCTCTTTGACTAAAAAAACAAACACAACAAAAAGCCAGTCATGATTTTAATCATTATTGCATTTTTTGCAACGCAATTGACTTGTAGTGCAAAAAATGAAACAATCATGCCGTGGTTTTATTACCCCGAACCACATTAACTGTCATTGCATGAAACCCCCCGGCACATCACGGGGGATTTTTTTGCACACAAAAAAGCCGGGAAAAATCCCGGCTTCTGCTACTGGCCGCTCAAAACGGTATGCCGTCCCCATACGGGTCATCATTCCCGGCCTGCTCTTTTGCCCGGTTCAGTGCGTCCGTTGCCTGTCCCTGCTGGCCTTTTTTGCCGCCCGGGCGCACCGTTCGCGCACTGATTACGCTGTCGGCGATAACCTGCCAGCCCTGCCGCGTCTCCCCGTCCTTCCCGGTCCACTGGCTCATCTGCATGTTGCCCGCCACGCTCAGGAGTTCGCCTTTGTGATGCTTTGCCAGCGCATCGGCCTGTCTGCCAAATGCCAGGACTGAAAGCCACATCGTCGCCTGTCCGTCCTCTGCCGTGCTGCATGGCAGCGGTACCGCCATACTCGCCATCGTCATCGATGTGCCCTTGCTGGTGGTCTTTAACTGCGGGTCAGCCACCAGCCGCTCGTATGCTGAAATTTGTGCCGTCATTTATTCAGTCTCCGTGCTTAAAACATTGATAGTCGTCACTTCCTCCGCTTCGGCTATCTCACGCCGGGTCAAAGTGGCAAAGTTAGCCGCCGCAGTTGTCATGAATGCGCTTATCAGTTCGGGATGTGCTTTGGCGTATCCATCCCCAAAATTCCGGTCTGTTACTTTCACCGCTACCCTGAGCCAATGTTCGGTCAAATCAAGGGCGCGATATTGTGGCTTAATCGTGTACTTCACTGTCATAAGCTTTATCTCACAGCAATAAATAAAAATTTATGCACTTTAACCCTTCATCTGTTCATTTTTGTGATTTTTTTCTTAATATTCATTTACTTAACATATGAACAGTTTACCCTAAACTGTTCATCAACTGTTCATTACTGTTCATTGTTAAAAGCTCAATAAATAGCCAAAAGATGAACAGATGAATAGTTTAATGAACAGTTTTACAAAAGTGTTCATAGTGTAACATCATGATATAAAATGAATTTATTGCACAATGAACAGTAATGAACAGTTATTCCATAACTTTAATTTTTACCATCATCATTTTTCAATGGTGCACATGACGGCATCCAGTCTTCTGAATCCTCCGTCAACGTCACGTTTGAACGCACTCCGGCTGTAGTTCTCTTTTTCATGTACTCCCTGCCATATTCCGCCATTGCCCCTGGCATATCCTTACCGAAGCGTGTCAGTGTTACAGGCTTACCGAACCCGTGCGCCCTCATATACGCCAGATAAGCGTGATAGAGATACCGGCGCGGGCTGAACGGGAGAATCTCGGCATTACCCACTAACAGGCCATCGCACATTACCGACGACATGAGATAGCCGCAGAAGTCCACCAGCGAGTCCCCTTCGCGCTTTATCGCCAGGGCTTCTTCTGATTTCTGCTGCTCATATAACAGGCGTTTGGCTTCGTCCTGGTCAACAAACCGTGTAAGCAGGTGGCGAATCACTACCGCCAGCTCTCCTTCTATTTTTTCCGCCAGCATCGGATCGCGTTCGTTCTCCGGTACAACTTCAGAAAAATTGAATATCACCCGGCGACGCGAGATCCCCCCGCTGCGGTCACTGAATGACATGGCGTTATTGTTCACCGCCAGTACTACCGCCGGAATACGCGTTGAGTAAGGGGCTTTGTGTTTCGGGTCAATAGCCACCTTGTCACCGCCTGTAATAGCCTTAATCCCTGCCCCATCACCAGCGTAGCGGGTCATATCCGGCATGATAATCAGCGAAAAGCCAACCACTAACGCGCGTTCCCTTGCATCCTCCAGCGCCTTCATGCTTGCCGATACTGTGTTAGCCTTACCCGCCAGCATGGTGCAAATCTCCGCCATCACGCTTTTACCGCTTCCACCCGGCCCTGTTACCTCAATGAATAACTGCCAGTCGTACCGGTTCGCCAGCACCATGAATAATGCCGCCAGTACGCGATCTGCCTTGCTGTCATTCTCAGCCACCGAACGGCGCAACCACTTCCAGAAATTCGGCGCATGTGTTGCCAGCGTTTCCCCCTCTGCTGGTGGACTGAACGGTAATTCACTGGCAATTAACAGCCAGTCGTTTTTATTATGCTCTCGAAAATTGCCGGTTCTGGTATCAAATACCCCATTACTGAATCCAATCAGGTTACGGGCAGTATTCCCCATTACAGGCAAACTTAACTTCATGGTATCGACCGCCGATTTAATGGCGTTCTGCGAATAGCTGATCTCCGCATCAATAAAAATCTGCGCCATAGCTCTCTGTAATTCTTTATCCTGTACTGGCTCCCATACAACGCCGTTGAAATGGTGAACGGTGTCAGAGTCGGCATGAATCGCCAGTTCACCGCCATAATGTGCCAGGAGAACTTCCCCGCGCTGGCTGGCCCCCATCTGGTTAAGCGCCAGCGATGAAGCGTTATCGTCTTTTACCCGCTCTTTTTTCTTTACAGGCAGTTCAACTACCTTTTTCTTTTCCGCCAGCTCTCCCCGCTCACGTTCCAGATATTCGCGCCAGTTCTCCCGTTTCTGGCTGTGCATTCCTTCAGGGTAATAATCAGCATCCATGACACCTGCCGCTGCCAGTTTCTGCCCGATGGCATTAACAAGCCCCGGACGCAATAACCCCGCCTGATAGAGACGCACGCGATAGCGTCCGTCCGGTACGATTTGCAGACTGTCCAGTTCGGCTAGCTGCTGATCTCCAAGCCAGATAGGAGGCACATTATCACCAGCCCTGTGCCCTTCCGCTTCCTGCCAGTGCTTTGCATGGCTCCACGCATCACCACCCGCAAAAATGATGACTTCCGTCATTTTGTCGCGCGGCTGATGTTTTAAATTTGGCGCTTTTTTCATTTCTGCTCTCTCCACGCAGCAATCATGTTTTTCAGTTCCTGTAATTTTTTATCCACATCAACACATGAAATATGGTTATTTTTGGCTGGTGGGTTTTCCTGCCGGAATCTGCTAATAAAGATCTCCACATTCAGCGAACTGTGAAACGAATAGCCATCACGAATAAAATACACGCGGTCAAACATCAGTTCTTTTACAGTTACTCTGTTGCCATTTTTATCCAGATAAATATCACCGGGGATAATTTTCGGATGAGCGTAACCGCTGGCACTAAAGCCAGATAATTTTGTTTTCATCATTACTTATCCCTGAGCGGTATCAGTGCTTGCCTTACTGAAAGTCTGTAACGCGTATTCAGCGTTCTCTTGCGCTGTCCGTATAGAGAGGCCAAAATTACCCAACATCCCCAATAACAAGCCAATATTACTCATATCAATACGCATTGCTTTTTTATCATATTCATCATTTTCAGCGGCGTGATACATCAGGCTACCAATTGATGCAATCGCCATTGATATATTGTCAGTGGCCCCGTCAGCTACGGAAGAAATAGTTTTTGCAATATCAGGTCTGCATTGAAAATGTGAATCAATCAGGTGCTGGTAATTTGTCATATCAGGCATGGCGCACCTCCTTACGGATACGTGCGACGAGCACCATCACGCAACCAGCCGGGGATTGCTGGCGGGCTTCCTGTTCGCTGGTGGCCTCGATGGTAATCACGCACGGTTGTGCGGCGCTCAGGGCAAGAAATCGCCATGTGAAGCAATGATCGGAAAATTTATTAGAACAATTTGGGCGTGTTTCTGTATGCTGTGTTCCAGCCATAATCGTTACCTCAATTAACGGTTTGGTTAGACGCCCCGTTACTGCTCCTACAGTGCGGGGCGTTGTCATATTAGAGCAATACGTGTTAACGTACGTACCTAATGAATCATATGCTAAGAGGTTACGTACGTACATGTCAAGCATCAAACGAGACAAATCACCTAAAGGTGAAGGATGGTCACCCACCTTCCAAATACGAATAAACCCGGAACTTCGCCAGCAGCTCAATAGTGCGGCAGAGCGCGAAGGGGTAAGTTTAGGGAACTGGTTTAAAGAGCTCGCCCGCGCAGAATTGCGGCGGCAAGGTATCGAACCAAAAGGTTGATGTATGACCGAAAAGCAACCAGATACGAAATCATCTGCACCAGAGAATAAACAGGCCGGATTTTTGCCGGAAAAAGTGCTGCATGAGCTAAAACGCCGCCAGCGCCGTAAAGCTAAAGAGCAACCAGAACAATAACCACCCTTCGCGCCAGAGAGTAAGGAACTCCAGCGACAGAAAGTAAGCAGGGGGCGAACCATGCCTAAATTGAAAGATTTTTTAGCCAAAAAAATCTCGCAGGAAATCTCACAAGAAATCGAACAGGAAAAAGTTAAAAATTTCCACATTGAACAGTTTCTGAAAACCAGAGTGCGCACCAAAATGGGGCGGCGCAGCAGGAAATCATCACCGCAATCTGGTGTCTGATAGCAGACTGACTCGATCACTACCTGATAGCCAGAAAAAATCGCATCAGTCGAACCACCAGCAGAATTTTTTGCTTTCCGGACGGCGTGGCCAACAGCATTTTGCAGCGAAATATTCTGCGTGTCGCGCGTGCTGCGGCAATGAAGATCTGCACCTCTGACGCATTGCCCACCAGCCAACAACCTGGTATTCTGAATGCGCTCAAATTTAGTGTTATGCCACTGGCGACCGCCCCAGGTCGCCTTTGCTTTATGTGCCATTACTCCCCCTTACACCGTCTGCGTTCTGCGTGTGGATGCAAGATAAGCATCGAGATCAGAGCGCATATAAAGCACTTTGCGGCCGAGCTTATGGAAAGGGATTTTTACCTTACCTGTACAGGCCCAGTTCGCCAGTGTTTGATTGTTAACGCCAAGGTAGGCAGCAGCTTCAGCACGTGTAAGGCGGTCAGTTGATAAATCAGATTTGTTTAAATTCATATCTATCACCGTGTACGTCTAAGTAACAACGGTGATAAATATCAATCAATGAGTATTTGATTTTTATCCCAATAGCCAGTTGCTGTGGGGTAGTTACCAGTTATTTAGCCTTAATAGCCAGCTATTAAGATACAGTAGCCAGCTATTGGGGGTGAACAAGTTCAAACGAAGAGTATTTATCAGGTCTTGGTGGTTGTGCTCCTGATTCTTTAATCCATTTATCCAGAGTGTTTTTACTTACTTTCCCATGATAGTAAACAGAAAGCTCGTTCAATAAACCTGTTTTACTGGCTTTAGGGTACTTTCCCCACGTTAATTTAATTACGTGCATAACTTCATTGTAATAATGATTTCTTGGTTTGCTTGCTTTTTCTCTTTGATGTTCAGCAATGGCTTGTTTTGATATTTCATCACAAACATAATCCACATGATAACCTTCAAAAAGCCCTGAAATTAACAAGTAGATTCCAAGCTTTATAAGATTATCAGCATTATTTCTCATTCCTATTGCATACAGTGAGATTGCCGAATTTAACGCACTAATTGCGCCTGGTGGCAAGTTTTCAATCTGAAAAAAAGATTCTTTTCTATTATCCATTTGCTGTAATTCATGGATAAAAAATTCTGGATGTTCAAAATTTTCATTTTCTACCGTAAGGCCAATAAAATAAAGAAAAACTTCTGTAGCATTCGCTGATTTTGCAAAATACGCAACTACACTTGTAAGAAGCTCTGTAAAACAGTCTATCCCTTTGTTATTTTTATCGTCATAGCATCGTTTAATTATACGTACAACAGTGGCTTTATCACCGTAAGTAAATAACTCACGTATAAAAAAGTGAATGACATAATCAGGGATTGTTATTTTTCTTTCTGCCAT